TTATCTTCAATCGCTTCTTCTGTGATTGAAAATGCCAGTGCAATCGTCTCATGTGTGTAACGAGCAGTGTATGTCTCTTGAGCATCGTCAAAGTTGATGGCAGCGCCCTCACCTTTAACTGGTGCTGTTGAGAAACCACCGAGCATCACTTCTTCTTCAAATGCGCGATCTGATGACTCTTCTTCAAAGATTTCACCATGCTCATTTTCGTAGCGGTCATACTCAAGTCCGAACAAAGCATTTAGTCCGGGCTCAAGCTCTTTCGCTAGTTGTGCGCGAGAAATAGCCATTATCTATCCCCTCCTTAAATGCCGGTTGACAACGACGTTGTCTGTGAAGCCGAAGCTGCCACAGGCGCGTTGTGATGGAAATTAAACCGAACTACGAAGTTCACACCAGCGGATGCGTAGTCAAGGTTAGCCACATCTTGTGAGAGGCCAACAATACGCATAAACAGCGTTGCTGTTGTTGCTGCTGTAGAAATGTCTAGTTCAGCAGTGGAACGACCGTTTGAAGTTGATCCAGAAGTCGCTGTTGCCAGTGATGCGTTAGCGAAAACGTCAGCAAGTGCAGTTGCACGATCTGTTGTTGCGCCGTCAGCAGCCACCATGAACAGTTGGTTCGGGTTGTCAGCTACAAAAGCTTTTACTGGGAAGTTTGTATCAACGCTAACGCTGTTCGCACCGGGCCAGTAATTTTTGAAGACAGTCTTTTTTGTAGAGCTATCTACGTACTCAACACCCATCAGGACGCCTAGAGCAGGAACTGTACCACCATTGGCATTACCAACAATGTCAATTACACCAGCAGCCAACGGAATTACCGGTGAATACTGAAAAATTGCATTTGTATTGTTGGATGCGATCTCATATTGAGTCACGCCAGTAGTGTTGGCACCTGCGCCATTTAGCCCGATAGGACGAAGGCCAAAGGCAGTATCTTGATTTGCCATTTGATTTTTCTCCTAATCAGGGCGGCCCTTTGAATTATTTCTGTGGACCGCCAAAGGTTACACGAGATTGACGGTCAGGTTTACTGATCGTCATAGTTGAATGTGCATTCTCACGCATCATGTCAGAGTCTACAGCCTGCATCTGGTCAGCGTTTCTCTGAGAGAAATACTCTGTCCGTTCTGCCACTGTTTCCAATGGAATCCGTGCGAGAATAAGTCCACCTACTCCAAACACACCTTCGTATTTACCTGATTCGACTACCGGGGACTCAAAGTCTGGGTACTCATCCTTACGGACCAGTTCCCACCCTTCACGCATTTTTGCGCTTACGTTTTTAGTATCGTCAAAACCACGGGTTTCAGCCCTGATCCAACGATGCTTAAAACCATCCGGTGCAGGTGGTGCATCTAACATAGACGGGGGAGCCCACGGCTTACGCCTTGCCGTTTTTTCCCTAGATTGGTTTGCGCGAGAAGTCCGTTTTACAGAACCTTCAAACATTTCGTTTTGTTCTTCAGCCATTTACTTACTCCTTCACGTATTTCGCGTATTCTTCAAGCGGCACACCCAATTTCTTCGCTATCGCGACTTGGCTAGGGGTGAGTCTAACCTTTTTCCCACTACTGCGCCCAGAGGTATTGCGGGATACGGAAGCAACCGTCTGTGCGGGTCGTTTGCTACCACCGTTAAGCTTATGCGGAAATTCATTCGCAATGCGCTTGTCCAGTTCAGTATAGTATTCATTTGACTGCGGGTCAAACCCTTCGTTTTCCACAAGCTTTTTGTGGATGCCAAATGCCGCATACGTCATGGCCTCGTCATCGCCAAACCAACTGTTGCGGTTAGCCCATTCTTCAGCTTTGGGGTCAGGTCTGCGAACCTGCTGCTGCGGCATAGGCTGCTGTACTTGAGCCTCACGCTGGGCTTGAGCCTGTTGAGCATAACGCTCCTGCTGAACCTTCGCCTGTTGAGCACGGTCGTTCTCAATAGCCAGCTTAGTAATCTTCCGCTGAGCCTCAATAACCCCGTTGGTGTCCCCAATCTCAATCGACTTGGCAAGCTCTTGCTCTGCCGCACCCATCTGAGTTTCAACACGGCTAGTGTACTCCGACACATAATTAGTGTCCAAAGTGTCCATGCGCTGCTTTAGCTGCTGAGCTTCAGCCTGCACGTTCTGAGCATACTTTACCGCTTCCTCACGCTGACGCTCCGCTTCGCGCATTTTCTTAGTCAAACGGTCAATGCGCTTTTGCGTGGCGTTTTCCGCTTTTTCAAAATTATCGTCATCTGACGACGCCTCTTGCGCCTCTTCCTGCGCCTCAAGCTCTATTTCCTGCTCTGAGCTTTCATCCAAATCGAGTTCGATCTGTTCTTTTTCTTCTGCCATTTTTATCTCCTAGAAATGCAAAATATCTTCAGGCTCTTCAATTTTAGCTAAAACTTCGTCATCGTTTAGAATCCGAACTTCGCCACCATCAATTTTAAAACGCGAACCAGCATATCGGGCAAACATCACCCAATCACCCTTCGCGCACCACGGTCCAGAAGGAAACTTTTCCGCGTCACAAAAGGCTAAATCCCCCACTTTGAGGACATAACCAACCTGAGTAGATACTGTCTGTTCTTCCACAACCGCATTTGGCAGATAAATTCCGCCATCGGTCTTGCCTTTACCACGGTAGGGAAGAATGAGCAGTCGCCAGCCGGTAGGGCTTGGCAGTCTGTCTAAGAGAGACCCTGTTATAGCTTCAGGGTCTAATACCTTATCGGTAACGTCTTTATAAGCGGAAGCAATGTTTTCTACACCTTCCGCAACCTCTGTGAGGTCAATCTTTGCGTCAGTCATTTGATCGCTCCTGTTTTTCTAGCAGGCCCTTGAGTTCCTGTTCCACGTGATTTAGGGCGGTTAAATTGCCCATAAGCTCACGATACTGCTCCATGTTCTTGACATTGTCGTATAACAACAAGTCTTGAACTGCCCCCCGCCGATCTTTAATTATCCGAAAAACGGCTTCGGCAAAATGTATTTCATCCAATCGTATATCTCCGCATTAAATCTGATATAGTATTATACCATCTCTAATGCAAAGTCACGAGTTTCTTTATTCCTGCGAAGCCAACCCTTGCCAAAAGTGTCAAAAGTACGAAGGCTCCGGTAAAACTCCTCCCGCTCCTTAGTTACGTCTTCAATGATTTGAGCCGCGTCAGCGGCGTTTACCGCCGCAACAGTCATAGGCCCTATCGCGCCGTCTACTGTCGCTCCTGCGGCCTTCTGTAGAGCTTTAGCAGCCCTTCCCGGCCCGCTGTTCACAGCCCAGTCAAAAATGCAGAAATCTACCCCCGCTGGAAGCTCGTCTCCACGAATACGATCCCAGTAACCTGTCTTGTATATCGTCTGAACGTGGTCATCGGGGATGTTTTCAAGCTCACTCACATCTTCTAATGGCCGATCCAAAAAATCAGCGTAAGTCTTGTGCGTGATACCCTTGTTAGTAGCGCCACCCGGATCATTCGGGTGGTCTACAAAACCGCCTTCATGGTGCAACACCATATCGAGGCTTTTAAAAAAACTGGCTTCCATTATCTACCTTTCATGTATTTGCTTACAGCACGGTTACCAAACCAGAAAGACATGATCGCCGCAAACAGACCCTGCGTCTCTGGAGACCACATGAGCTCTACCGCATCCTTCCAGTCACCGCCGCTTTCAAGTACCTTCACAATGATGACGGCTTCCGTAGCTACAAACATCAAGAAGAAGGCATAAGTAATAACAGGGCGAACACTGCCGCGAAGAGCGTTGACAAATCCCCCAGCGTCAATACTTCGATCATGCTCGTATATCCCCTTTGTTTCAGCGATATCGGCTTGCTTGTCGAGCTCTTGCAATTTGAGCGCGGAGCGTTTCTCCATCAACTCCGCTTCCATTTTCATGGTCTCTAGCTTTTGCTTGTGCTCCTGACCCGCCTTGAAGAAATTCAGCACCTCCGGCAGAAAACTCGTCCCGAAGCCCAACAGGCTCCCCAATAGGCTCATCATCGGTTTTACTCCTTATCCTTGCATTAGCTTCCGCAATACGAAACTTCAAGTCCGCTATGCGCTGCTCCAAATCCATTAGTACACCTTTACCACATCTGGGTTGACTTGTCGCGGTAGACAATAAGAAGTGACCCTGTCCCGCGGATCAATGTACTGCGACGACACATAATTTCCATACCTTTTTGTCGCCTGTGATGCAAAGTAGTTACACTCCGTAATCGAATAAAAATACATATTCCCGCTTTCTAGCTTACGGAAATCACCTGTTCCCAAGTAAACCAGTAGCAAGAAGGCATCTATCACTTTCTACTCATCCAAGCAGCGGTGCCCATATACGCGCCAACAATGCCTGCTCCGCTGATATAAAATAAATTACTAATATCGCTAAGAGCCTCCACCCGCTCAATCGGAATAAAGAACATTGCCGCGGTAAAAACCCCCATAGCTATCAAAGTAAACCTCGCCATACGCAACTGAGCCAAACTTTTACGTAATTGACGCTCTGTTTCTTTAATCAGCTTCGCGTGTTCTAGCTCCTCGTCAGTGACTACCCCGTCACCGTCCATATCATACTGGTCAAAACCACTGTTTTTTTCTAATTTCTTTTGAGCCATAGCTCACTACTCCCATTTAGTTATCTTGCGGTCTGAATTAGGGCTGTATTCACACATATATGACCGCGGACAAAATTCCGTGATTATCATAGACTCTGTCGTGTTGTTTGCCCCCAAATAGTAACAATGCCACTCATTTTTTACTTTTTCGTATTTAGCCAACCGGCACTCCACCCAAGCAGTGTCCGCCTTGGCCTGACTGGCCTTCAAAAACATTATAAATCCAATCATAATAGCCGCCCCAAGGCCCACCATTACAATCCAAGCAACCACCTCAACAAACTTTTGCCTCCGCTCACGTTGACGATACAACGTGTCCTGACGTTGTTTACGGATTTGACCCTCCATACGTATTAACTCATCCCATTTAGACTTGCCCATAGTCAGGCTAATCCATTGCTGGAGTTCATAACGCTGAGCTTCCGCCTTCTGTTTAGCAGCAAAAGCCTCAATAGCTTCCTGCTCAACACTCTTTCCACTTAGAATTTTCTTAAAAATCGGCGGGTTTTTTGCTTCTTTATTTGCTTGCTCAATATCAGAAAGAGCGCCCATCCATCTGGATAGATCGCCCGCCATCGACTCAATGTCTCTTCCGACTGCAAAGCCTTTTTTAAGTGCTCCAAAAGCGGCAGAAGCTGCCGCCAAAGCTGATAATGGTTCCATAAATAATTCCCGTATTCATGTTTGTTTTTCCCTGTCACGCTCCTCCAGCAATGCTTGAGCCCCCAAGTAACAGTATTAGCTACAGCCGTTGTAACCACCACCTTTTACCGCAGCACCCATGCCACGAGCCGTCTGGCGGCTCATGCTAGTTGGAACCTTTACGTCCGCTGTCTTGCCGTAAGGAATACGACCCTGATTGTCAATCTGGGCATATTCAGCCGCTTTTGGGGCCGCACCCGGCTTATTTGTTACAATTTTAACTACGCTTTTCATTCTAGTCTCCTCGCTGTTTAAGCATTTCACGTTCCATAGCAGACTGAATGCGCTTGTCCGTCTGCCGCTCTTGCGCCGCAAGCCGCTGCTGGAACTGATCCGCCCGCAACCTTTGGTTCTGTGCATCCAAGTTGAGCTTCGCTTGGTCATTCTGTGCATCCGCCTGTTCGGCCTGTGCCTTAATCTGAAGCTCCTGCTCTTTGAGTTGTACCAGAGGATCAGGCCCTTCACCCGATACCTGCTGTGACATCTGCTTGACCATCTGCATACCTTCCGCAATAAACTGTGCAGTAAGTCCCTCAATTTGCAGCATTTCTTCCTCAGTAGCCGCTTCACCACCCGCCGCCTGACGGCTCTGGATAAACTGAACCGCCGCCCGCTCACGCGCTGCAATCCTTACGTGCTCCATAATGTGCTTCTGCAAAGCCATTGCAATAGCAGGCATACCGGCAACCATCGGCGTCGAACCGAAAACCATATGCGCCATAATATGCGCCTCATGCTCCTGACCCTCAAAAGCCTGCAATGGAACCATGTCCATCGAATCAATGTTCTCCTGTGCAGGGTCTTTAGGTGTCGGCTCATCGTCCGGAATCCGCTTCATAATCCGGTCTACATCCCGTACACCAAGCGCATCGTACATATCACGATACACCTCATACATATTGTGCATCTCCGGAGCCGCACCAGCCAACTGCAACTTGGTCTGAGCCAAAGCAATACGCTGAGATTGCGAGAATACGTTAGGATCAGACACCGGAACTACGTCTATCCGGTCGTCAAAATCAGTCCGCATCACCGTAGCGTCCGCGCCCTCTACAGAATACGGATATTCCTGCGGCAAGCTCTCACTCATCACACGAGCTAGGATTTTAAACTCCTGCTTCATGCCGTAATGAAGCCGCTTATGCACCGCGCTCATCACACGAGAGCCCTGCTCCAGCATCGCAATAGTCGTTCCGACCGCCGCGCCCTGATTTCCGTCGCCAACCTTCATGTCAGTAATGGTCGCGAACCGCTGACCAGCATCAACAACAAAACCCAACAGCGCAAATAGCGTCTGGTCAGGCCCCTTGAATGGCAACGGCATCAGGCTGTCACGAATAGCCCCTCCGGGAGCGTCCACATCGCGGAACTCACCGGGCTGAAGCGGGTCATCGTCATCTCTGATCCGTAGTCCGCGGGCTTTGAAACCCGCTGGGAGGTTGGACAACGTACCAGCGTCGATCAACTGCCTCAGTGCCGCCGTGGCGGTGCGTGACAACCCGCCAATGGTGTGAATAAGACCCAAACCATAGAAACCAAAGCCCGGAAGGAACTTAAAATGCACAAAATATGCAATTTTGCGCTTCAGTTCATCGTCTTCGCGGTAATTACGCCTAATCGCCAGAATTTGCCCGTTGTCCTGACTAATTGTGACAACATATGGTACTTTAATGCCCGTCGGCTCACCGTCCTCGTCAACATCCTCATACCCGTCAATGTCCAAATCAACATGACACTCCAAAATGGTGCAGTCATAGTCAATCTGTGTGGGCGAAACACCGTCAATACGGTCCAACTCACTGTCCACACTGTCCATTTCCTCTTGGGCCGGGATCACCGGTATGTCCAAATAGAACCCAGCTACCTGCTTCTTACGCAAATCGTTCAACGACATACGCAAAACCTGCGTAATGTTAGGACAAGTGTCCAAATCAGCCGTGTCATACGGCACAACAAGGTTCTCCGCAGGGATAAACTTGCTTACC